GTGCTGATTGTGCTGCTAACTCTGTTTTAAGGTCTTTAACCTCATTTTTGTTAATGTTAGCTAAGGCTGTTTGAATGGCAGCTTCTACGTCTTCCATTTTAACGGGTTGGCTTGCTTCAACCTCAACTTCAACTACAGGCTCGCTTTCAGGTACTTTGATGTCGGTAACAAAACCACCCTCGGTAGTTACTAATGTGCCGTCTTCTAATTCGTGGGTTGCATCTTGTGCGGCTTCTATTTGTCCACCAGCATCAATAACATTTAGCTTAGTGCCAACGTTAAGTTCGCCCTCGTATTGCACGATAGTTCCGTCTTTAAGTTTATCTTCAATAAACTTATGTTCAGCGTTTAGCTTTAATTTAATGCGTTCAATAACGCTTTTGATGTCTTGTGTTAAACTCATTGCTTTTTTATTTATAAAATACATTAAATTAAATGTGTGCCATTAGGTACTCCAAGTCAGCTAAAGCATCGTGTATCTCTGCTAACTCCTCTTGTGGTACGTCTTCTACTTTAACGTGGTTAAATATCCCCTCAACACTAAAGCCTTTCATCTCTCCTGATTTAATTTTTTCCCACACCATATCGTTGTTGACTTTAAAAGAGCCTACCCAACTACCCTCTGGTAAGTCTTGGAATTGTATTCCCCTGGTCTTGTCAATAATCATACTCTCGTACATCACAACACCGTCTATCAACTCACCATTGTGTTGAAGATTAACCTTAGACTGATAGCCCATTTCAAAATAACGTTGCGCTATGGCTTCTATAGTTTGTGCATCAAACTGAACGTAGAACTCACGCCCTCCTATGTTTCGGTAAATAGGCATATCGGCAACCATTAAAGCCCCGGTAACTATTCGCCTATCCCCATTTTCGCTAAAGGCGAACTCATAGTGTTTAGAGTACGCCATAAATGAACGTTCTATTGCGGGATGGTCAACTATTGCCACCGCATCAACGCCAGTAGTAAAATCAAAGTCATCTATGTGAACTTTGTATAGTGGTAATTCCATAATATTAATATGTTAGTATTGTTATTAGTGCCATTAGATTGTTATAAGAGCTTTCTTTTTGTTTTGCTGTACGCCCATTTGACTGTTGGTAATATCGCTTTCTACAACGTACACCTTAAAGTTTTCGCCCTCTTGTATTAAACCGCTTGTGTTAGATGGAGGTTGTATGCTTGGGGGTGTTATGCCTCCCGCTGTTGGTAGACTTAAATTGCCACCACCGCCACCTACTTGGTTTATTGCAGGTTCTTGTAATGCTTTTTTTGCCGATGCCATTGCGGCTAATACAGATGCTATGCCGCTTGTTATATAAGCCACTTGTAAAAATGGTGCTGCTGGTCCACCGGCTGCTGCCGCTTGGGTTGCCCCTGCAATAGTAGATGCAATAGAACGTGCCGTGTCAATAGCTATTTGCGCTATAGCTAATGTTTTTTGAAAAGCTGTGTTTTTCTTTCCGTTGCCTGATAGTAATTCTCCTAAAGCGGTTAGCCCGTTTAGTGTGTTTTGGGCTATCATAAACTTAGCATCTTGTATATCTTTAGCATCTTGTATCTGTTGCTTTTTAGATATATCGCTAACATCTGCCGCCTCTTGTGCTGCTATTCTTTGTTGCTCAATTAACTTTTGGTTAAAGTCCTTATTCTCATCTAATTCTTTTTTCCTTAGTTCAGCATTTTTTAGTCCTTTTTCATTCTCAATTTTATCTAACTCTTGCACTAATTTTAATCTACTTTCAATTGAAGATTTATCTTCGGCATCTTTTTCTTTAGCGTTTTTTCTTCTTTCTTCTAAGTCTTTTTTTGCTCTTTCTATTCCCTTATCAATATAGTATTGGTCTATCTCATCTTGTTTGGCTAATGATAATGCACGTTGATCACGAACAAACTTTTCAAAATTAGATTGGTCTTCTAAGTTTGTAAACATTTGTGTGCCCATTTTATCTGTATATTCAGTATAATCTATTGCACCTTTAAGTCGCAGGTCTATTATTTCTTTTTCTTTTTTTAGTATTTCATCTTGCGGCTTGTGTTGTAATTTCATAAGCCTTAATTGATTTTCTAATATTTTAACATTTCCTGATAGTTTTCCACCCTCTTCCGCTAAGATTTTTAAATTTTTAGAACGGTCTGTGTTAAAATCAGCCATTTCCTGATTTAGTTTTGCCTGTTTTTCGGCGGCATCATTAGCACTATTGGCATAGTCCATTAGTTTAGATATGGCTGCACCTAACCCAACTACCAATAAGCCTATGCCTGTGCTTGCTATTGCTGCTTTTAAGCCATTAAAAGACAGTCCCGTAGCTGCTACCGCACTTGAAAATGTTTTTTGTATAACGGTAGCTGCGGCTGTTACAAGGTTATTAGCTTGCTGAAATATAGTAGTAGTCTTAATTGCTTGGCTAATATTTACCCATTGCTTTTGCGCTTCTACTAATGATTGTACACCCATAGCTAACGCACTTGCCGACTGAACTTTTAGCAATAGCTTTTCTACTTCCTCCGACTTTTGCCCTAATAAACCATACAATCCCGTTATAGTTTGAAAGCCCCCTGCTACACTATTTATTAACGTGCCAAACGCTTGTGCCTTTGCTCCAGGGTCTAACTGATTAACAGCTTCGTTAACATCTTTCAATTGGTCTGCTAACCCTGCGGCTTTCTGTAAGGCTTGGAAATACTCCTCCGTTCCCTCCTTAGCTTGCAGGGCTGCTTCTTTGGCTTCCCTTAGTTGCTGCTTTACGGTTTTTATCTTAGCCTCGCTATCGCCAGAACCCTCAACCTTTACTTTTAAAACTACCTCTTCCATTAGTATACGTTTACTTCTAATTGGTTAACAGCAGAACCTGCCTTTCTAAATATTATGTAATCTTCTTGTGTGCCATCTAACAGCGCAAATGTTGATGGGCTTGGGGTGTTGATATTTACCCCTGCACTAAATCTCAAATCGGTTATATTACCACTCTTTTTAAACCTAAAGTCTACTTCTGGTGGTGATAGTATTTCTTGTATGTCGTAGCTTGTACTTGCCCCCGCTAATAAGAACCTACTTTGCAGGGTATACTCTGCGGGTATGGTTAATGTGTTAGAACTAAAAATACTTGCATCGTCTAAGTCTAAGGTTACATCTCCCCTTAAATCTATAACGCTTGGGTTTTTAAGGAATAGCCCCGATTGTGTTATAGTTTGGTTGTATAGATTTAATGCCGTAACATCACTAACTCCAAACTGAACCGTTATGCCTGATGAGTTTAATAGTGTTACGTTTTCATTGTTGCCCTCCAGTACATTGCTATCACCAAATACAACTACACCGCTACTGTTAGCATACACCGTGTTATTCTCCCCCTCTATCATTATACGCATACAGTTGGCGTGTACGCTATTGCCATCACCGTTTACCACTAACTGAACGGAACTTGCATCTAAGAAACCGCCCTGCCCGAACCGTATAATCTTACCCGGTAACACCTCACCTGTTAGTGGCTTTCCATCAACTACAAACCCCGGCTTAACCATTCCACCAATGCTGCTACCTATGCCACCAATAATTGTTTCTTTGGTTACTTGAAAACTTTGCCCGTCTTTAATCTTTAAAAACTCGCACTTGGTAAGTTGGTTGCTTAGTGGGTTGTAGTCTTCTATTTTTTGTAGACGTAGGTAGTACCCCTTAATAACATATATTTTGCGGAATGATAGAAACTCCACGTCTTCTGGTGTTAGCCTTAAATAACAAGTAACTAACTTACTGTTGCTATCGGATAACTCCTCTATCATATCCTTGTAGAACTTATTGTATAGGCTGTTGCTTGTATACTCTAAGTTAGGAGGTGCTATGTATGCGTTATATCCGTAGAATAGTTCGTTAGGGTTGCCCCAATTCAATTCTACGTCAGGGCTGTATGGGTTATCTAAATGCCCCGCATAAGGGTATTTGTTTAATATGTTGGCAACACTTGTAGGAACGTTAGAGGTAACTATGTAGCTTGGTGTACTTGTTAGCACCCCACCCCAATACAGTATGCGTATGTTGGTAGCCTTACGTTGTATCGTGTTGTTTTGCTCATCAAACTGATAGATATGCGGAATAATACGGTTAGATTGCGTGTTGCCTACTAATGGTGTAGGGCTAAATATAACGTCAATCTTAGATTGATTTTTGCTAAAGTCGTTATCTATAAACTTTTCAAACTTACCGTAAACCTCATCGTTGTTTTTTTGGTACTTCTCATTATAGTAGTCTTTGTCCTCTTTGTAGGTAAACAAAAACGACTTGCTATCAAGTTCACCCATAGGTGTGATAACCATGTCTTGGCTTTCATCTAACTTATCAGTCCAGTCTAAAGTTCTGTTAGCACCCGATTGGTAGTATTGATAGCGTGGCTCTACTAATATGTTTTTAGGGTTGTCGGGGTCTACTTCTATGTAGAGGTTAAACATCCTGATAAACGAAACAAGTATATCCCTTAGCTTGGTATCGGCAGGGGGCAATGCGTTGTTCATTAGCATTGTCATACCCTCTGTAATGGTATCGGTTGCTACACCGTTGTAAAATATAGATGTTGCGGCTACTCTTATTTTTATCTCATCAAAAGTTAAACCACCGCTTGTTTTAATTAATGTTGCTAAAACTGAATTTATAACTGTAGTTCCGTTTTTTACAAACTCTATAAAGCAAGCTAAAACTACATCTTGCTCTTGTGCATACCTTATGCGTACGTTAACATAATCACCAACCACTAAAGATACGTTATCGGCTTGTAGCTGTACGTTAAAAGTGTTAGATGTTCCCTCTAATACTCCACCATTATACCAATATCCAACAATAACTAAAGTAGTGTTTAGCTTGTAGCTACCATTTTCAACGGGTACAAATCTACCTGATGATGTGTTAAAGTTACCGCCAGTATCAAAGTTAGGTGCAGTAGTATCGTCATCAAATGGTATAGTGCTACTATTAAAGGTAGGTATAAACGTTCCAAAGAAATCAGGCGTTTCGTAAAACCCTGTTAAACTTGCTCTAAATGTCCTATCCTGTACATCGGCATTGGTTAGCCTTAAACCATTACCGCTATATGGTATGATTAAAGATTTAAAGTAAGTATCGGTTATAAAGTCGGAGGTATAGGTATATCCCGCCAACTCCATTATTCTATCCCAATACTCCTTTGCAAAGATAGCGGGTACAAAATCGGTTAGGGTATAAAGGTTGGTTGCCGTTTGGTCATAGTTAATCAAAGGGTAAACATAGCCCGTGCCTATTGTGGGTGTCCAACTTGCCGAAACATTGGCATAAGTATAGGCATGGTCTAAGTCGCTAAAGTCTAAAGCTGATACGGTCTTATCTCCTAACTCTTGTATTAGCGTTGGGGTGTTGCCTATTATCTGTACATCGTAATCTATAAAGTTGGTATCTTTTAAGTATACCCTTAGTAACTGCAAGTCTCCCCTAAATACAGAAACGTCATCAATCAGTAGTTCAACATCGGACTTAAGTGCCGGGTTAAACGTTCCGTCAATATCAATCTCAAATATATCGGTAAACAGTTCGTTGTTTAACTTGGTACCTGGGATGCGTATTGTCTTAGAATAGTTGCCCTCTCTTGTTTCGGGCTTGCGTATATCCGATATTGAATAGTTTAACGATACAGGAACGTCATCTAATAAGTCTAACTGCGCCCACTCGCTTAGGTGGTTTGGCTTTATAAATATCTTAGTAACCATTAGTAGCGTTGCATTTGGTTGGTGTAGCTTGTTTCAAAAGTAACCGTTAGGTTAAAGGTCATATCCGTTAATGCTTTTTTAGCTATGTAGCTTACATCGGTTATGTTAATGGCTATAAGGTTGCCGTCTTTCTCCCAAAAGATAATAGGGCTGCTTAGTAGTTCCCTTAACCATTCGCTTTCATAGTCATCAATCCAATCGCTGTTTATTTGATAGGCTGTTTTAACCTCTGTTTGGTATTGGGTTGTTAGCCTATCGGATATGGTGTAACCAAATGATGAGCCTGTTAACTCTCCTTTCGGCTTCTTGTAATTGTACTTGCTAATTGTGTCGGTCATCTGCGAGCCTTTGATAAAACTAAAGCTATCAAACCCGCCTAACCTATTAAGAAAGTGTAGCCGGTACTTGGTATGGTCTGAACAATTAGAAACTATGTTATACGTTTTAGTTACCGAACTTGAGCCATTAGGTATGCCTGTATCTAAAGTGCGTATTGTATAGCGTGTTATGTTGCTGTCTATTATCGGTTGGCTGCCACTATTTAAACTTCCACCAGGTATAAGGTTAAGGCTTGCGGGTGCTGATGGCATGCGTAAGAAACAATCTCCGCTACTTGCGGGTGCGCTGTATGGGTTGTTGACTAAAACGGTTTGCACTAAGGCATTGCCATTATAGGTCTTAACCTCCGCTTGGCTAAACGTTTGCCCGTTTGGGTTTTGTATCATATACAACCACCCTTTCTCATCAATGCTTACGTTCTGTTCCGATGGGCTATTGGTTAGAAACGTGCTACCGCTTGAGCCTAACAAACAAGTACCACTTGAGTAAGTTACAAACTGCTCAAAGTTTATAGCTGCGTTCCAAGCAAGTATAATATTGCTTTGGGCTAAGTTAGCGTAAACGGTAGGTGTTGCCCCGTACTCCTCCCCTATCCTTATAATGTACCCTTTCCAACTGTTAGCGTTGGGTGTTACCTCATCAGTAGCTAAGTCAATGTCATCGGTTAGGTAGTTTTCAATTATCCTATGCACGTCAATAACCAACTTGTTAGTGCTGCCCGGATAGATGTTTCTCTTTATCCTACGGGTGTAGGTTACATCGCCTAAAAAAACAATGTCAACCACAAACTTAAAGTTAGCTTGCGACTGATTGGTAGTGCTTGCCACAAACCAATTCTCATTGTAAGCGGGTGTAAACTTTTGCGGTTCTTGTAATATCGTTATTGCCATTAGTCTCTTATTTCAAAAATTACTTGTTGCCCTAAAACTTTTTCTGCTCTCCTTACTAACTGGGTAAATGCCTTTGGGTTTACCACATCAGTATAAAAGTTGCTTGTTTCTATACCGTGTTGTTGGATAGAACGTGCCATTAAAAACGCTGCTGTATCTAAGGGGTTGTTAGGTGTTTTTCTTATCCCTGCTCTTAGGCTTCTCTTTTTATCGGAGTAACCTTGTATGCTGATACCCTTGTCCATTATGTACTTTTTTAAAGCTGATACTGGAGGCATCTTATTTGTAAACTTGTACGGGCTGCCTATGCCTTTTAACCGCTTCTTACCTTTACCGTTACCTTGCACACCCTTGTCCACATACTTCCAATAATCTTGCATTGAAATGCTAACCTCGTTCTCCCCAACTTTTAATAATATGCTTTGACTTAGTAAACCATTTGCGTTCCTGTTTTTTTCTGCTAAATTTTTTTGCATATCTTGAACAAGCAACTCGCAAAAGTTGCCAAGCAAGTCAATCATTGCCTGTTCTACGTTTACCTTTTTACCCGTTCCTAAGCTTTGCATTTTTCATCATTAGGTTGCGTATTCTTTCCTTGTCCTTGTAGTATGCCAACATATTTAAAAACTCCACCACGTTTAGTTGCGTGAAAAAATCCCATTTTTCAGGGCAGTTATTGGAGAGGCTATCCAACGCATTATGCCACCCCCACCTTTCGTTGAACTGACCGACTGCTCCCGCAATAATTTTGCTGCCACTTTCATCTCCTCCACCGCCTTGTTTATAAAGTAGGTTTCTATATTGGTTGTTAAACCGTTCGTAACTTGATAAAAAAAAAGTGCCGCAGGATATGCAACCGAGATAGGCATATACCTGTAAAACTCATCGGCTCGTTCTTTGTGGGCTTTACCATTGTACTTTGAAACTATCAACTTACCATACCACGTTTTCTTAGCGGGTAGGTATAGAGTCGCCATTATCTTATGCAGATTGTTAATAGGGTTTTTGATGAACTCGGATAGGTCAATGTATTGCCCGGCTGTTAGTTCGTTGATTAGTAAATTAGCTTGGTATAGCTTACCGTTTATCTTTATTTGATTGACTGCCTTAGCTTCGGGTAGTTCGTTTAAGAACGCAATCTTACCTACCAACGTAGCTAATTGGCTTGCTGTTAGTTCTAAGAATACATCCTCACTTTCTCCCGTAAGTAATGATAGCACCTTAATGTTGCGGTCAAGTATTCCCTCTGGGTCATCGGTATGTTCTAACTTGGCTATCTTAATAAAAGTGCCAATGGTAACATCTTCTAATTTTGTCGGTATGCTTAATTTCATACCTATAATATGCTGATATTGGTTTTCGTGCCATATATTTGCGTTATGGCTGCACGAATAATAATAACCAAGCAAGGGGACAAATACCAAATAACCTATAAAAGCGGGTCAGGTATGGATATGAAAACGAATAAACTGTATAGCAGTAAGTCATTAGCTTACCGTGCTATTGCAGGGTTTATACTTTCAATCTATTCTTTAGGGGGTTTGCAGGTTAAGCAATGCAAAAGGTTTAAGCAAACCAATGTAATACGGTTTGAACTGAACGGAACTAAGCACCTGATACAAGTAACTGACAAATGCGTAGAAAGACAAAGCCCCGCATTACGCAGGGCGAAGTCTAACCAATCAAACACTATGCAGGGCTAATTTACAAAATATTATAACTTCCTGTACCTCTCCTTAAAAATAATTGCCAACCTAATGCGTGGGCGTTAACCGTATCATCGTGCATCCCCTGGGGTGCTGAATACTTTACCCCGTTTAAACTGTAAACATACTCAAAGGCTTCTAACTCCTCTTGATGTATTCCTTGTAAGACTGATGTTCTCCCGTTCTGTAATGCATTAGCAAGCCCTAACATTAGTTCCTGTTTACTGTTGGCGTTGTATTTAAACCCTATTACATTGCATCCGCTATTCTGCAAGTCCTCCACTATCGGGTCTCCTACCCCCGTGCTATCTATCTGGGCTTGGGTTTTACCTATTACCTCCTTTATTCTTTTGGTAGTATTCCCCCAATCCATCCTAAAGCGTTCAAAATGGCATATAAGCCCCATAGCGTTTAGCCCTATTATTACCGTGTAGTCAACTGACTTCGCAAGGTCAATCCCATAACACACCGCTTGGTCTGTTTGGATAGGTGCTAAACAAAGTTTAATATAGTTTAACCCAAAAGGGTTGCTGCCGTCATCACTTGGTTCGGCTAAGTATAGTTCTCGGAAGACGTGGTCGGGTAAATCTCTTTGGGCTTGCTCTATCTCCTCCTGTTTTAATATCCCCGCTTCTACTGCATCCCACGCTGTTATTTTATGGTACTCATAATCTTGTTCACCAGCACGGGCTTTTAGCCCTAACCTATACCCCCAATTCTTTTTACCTTTGGCATTACCTATCAGCTTGCATTTACCGTTGGTTGCTGTTAGTGTTGAACGCAATGCAAACCACGCCTCCTCCCTTGCACGGGTAAACTCATCAAACACACAAGCATAAACATCATCACCATAAAGGTTATCGGGCTTCTCTGCTGACTTGAATTGAATGATTGCACCCGTTGGTAGTGTTAGCCTTAGCTTGCTTTCGTTGATGGTAAAGAAACCACGCACCGTTACTTGCTTAATCATTCGCCTAAAGGCTATCTCTGCTTGAGAGTATGTAGGTGCTACCCACCATACCGATTGGTTAGTGGTGCATTGCAGGGCTTGTTCAAACAACCAAATGATATGGCTTGCTGTTTTGCCTGACTTGGTTGATGCTTCGCAAATAGTAAACCTTGCCTTGCTATCCAGTATAGCCCGTTGGTAGTCTGTTATCTTTGGGCGTTTGTAGGCTATCTTCACTCTATATCGTAGCTACATTCACTTACCAGGTACTCAAACTGCCCTATGTCATAGGTCGGGGTTGATATGGTGTTGCTTGCAACAAGGTTACCCTCATACCATATTTGCGTTGTTATGTAGCCGGGCGTGTTGTTATCCCCTATGCTATCGCAATCAATAAAGTATTTGCGATATGCTTGGATGGAAAGGTCGGGGCTATCGGTTGTTTGGCCATTGAAGACAAAGGTGCTATCCCATTGCGTTGAGGTTATAACGTCATCAATAGTTCCCATAGGTTTAACACCAGTTTGAACGTTGGTTATCACCTTGTAAACCACTTGCCCTTTGGGGATGGTCTTATCTTCTTTGCAGCCGAATAGGGCTATGATTATAAATAGTAGTATGTTTCTCATGTCTAATATGTGTTTAATTTATCTAACACTAAATTTGAGTGAGGTCTGAACGTATCTAATACCGATTGGTAAAAGTTGCACCCATCTGAATATATGTATGTACCAATAGGGTATTCGGTTGTTTTAACCTTAGCCCATTCAGCATAGGGTTTTCCATACCCATACCAAATACAGTTAGCTAAATATAGAAAAGACAATTGAAATTCATTTAGCTTATCAAATTTTGTATGTTCAATATCATTATACGTCTTACGTTCCATTAGTCCAAGTTTAAAGTTACGGTTATCTCCCCCTCGTGTTGAACGGTTTGTTTGTCTACCCATCCCTCTTTTGCTTTTAAATAAAAGATTAGCCCGGTTGTTGAGCCTTGCCCGTTTACCAGTGCTTCCTCTTTTGCTTCACGGATTTTGTTATCCGTCTTTTTTATAATGTTGCAATATTGCTTTTCTTCTCCATACCTATGCCATGTTGCCCTATCCATATCTAAGAAGTTCATAAGCCCTCCCATCGTTGGTATGCGTGGCTTTGATACATCAACAACATCACCTTTAGCAGTAGCTTGTTGCTCTGTATAGTCTAAGCAATGTTGGAAGTATGCCTGTATAGCTTCTTCTAACTCATCAGGCATATAGGAACGTGGCTTACCTATTTGTAAGTTAGTTTCCTTTCCGCTTTCTACTGACTTGCGGCTGGGGTTGAGTTTCTTGCTCATAGTTCTTTTGATTTTCTTCGTATAGGTTTCTACCTAATCTTATTACTTGTTCTTTACAGGCGCTGCAATTCATATCTGTTGAATAGCCTATTGTTTCTTTTAAGTGTGCCGCTAAACCGTTAAGGTCGTGGTTGGATGTTACATAGTAGTTTTTAAAGTAGAACTCCCATATTGGTTTAAAGGTTGCGAGATGATTAAAATGTTCTTGTGTCATAGCGTTACGGTTATGCTTTCTGTTTTCAGTGGGCAGTTGTCGGGTGTTATAGGTTCATAAACACTTTTTGCATAGTTAATACCTTTAGGTTCTGTTCCTGTTATTTTGCAAGTAGCTACATATTCATAGTCGCTACCATCATCAAACAGCGGACAGTCTTTGCACCCTGTTACTTTTATTTCTTTGCTCATAGCCGGTTATAAATTATGATTGATAATGTTGCTGCGGTTGCTGCGGTTAATAATGCTTCTATTGGGTTAACGGTTGTTAGTTGGTATGCAAGGCAACTCCAGAAGGTTAAGCACTTGTTACACTTTAAAGGGTATGGTATTATATATCCAAAGGGTAAGTTATCGTGTAGCCATTGGTTAGCGTGAGCCATTTGCATTGAAACAACTATTCCTAAGCAAGCAAAGCCGATTATGTTAAATAGTAAGTACATAGTTAAACGCTGTTGTTAATTGTAGCCAATATCCTTTTTTAATTAGCATTGTTACTAATCGGTGGTCTTGTTTACCAAAGGTACAGTATTCTGCAATAATAATCTTAGGCTTTGGCAGGTCGGTTTTAAAGTATGGCTTTAATACATCGTACTCACTACCCTCTAAGTCAATACTTAACAAGTCTATTTGAGTAACGTTGTTTTCTTTTACAAGTGTTGCCAATGATATACCTGGAACTACTTTAACCTTTTCGTGGTCTTTGGTAGTTATCTTTCCCGCTTCTCCATTGTAGTCAAAGTAAACAGAGCCATCAATTTTGTTTACTGCCTTTTGTATTAGTTTGCAAGTTCGGTCTTTGTAACTATCCAAGTAAAGAGGGTTAGGTTCTACACAAATACCACTCCAACCCATACTGTCTAAAACTTTGGTGTTTGAGTTTATAGTTCCATCGGCACTACCTAAGTCTAAATAAAACCCATTGTCAGGCAATATGCCCTCATGGTATAACCATTCATCTTCTTTGCATTGTGAATTAAACTGCATTAGTATTGCGCTCCGTTATTAAATGGTAAAACTGTTTCATCTATATGCTCTACTTTTACTGACTTGTCTACAACGTGCCTACCGTAACCAAGTATTTCAGCATCTTCGCAATAGTTTGGGTCATCGGATTGTAGATGTCCTTTTCTTTGTGAACGCCCCCGGCGAAACTTTAGCACCTCAAACACTTCTTTTTTTATTAATACAAAACCTATATTCCCGTGGTCGCACTCTACTAAGTCGTTTGGCAAATCAACCGTTCCCCTTTCATTTCCAAATATGTAGCTTGCTTCTTTGTGGTCGTTCCTACCTTTTACAAACCCACCTACCATTGGCTTATTGTGGCTCATTAGCTTTTTAATTGTGTTTTGCGGTATAACCATATCGCTATCCACAAATAGAATATATTCTGCACCAACATCTAAAGCACATTCTATCGCATCATTACGCCCCCTTACAATAGGAACTAACCTTGCTTGGTCTTGGTCAAACTCTGGTTTTTTCCACCAGTTACTCTCATAGTTCCAAAAGTCATAATACAACTTTGGTAAACGTGGATAGCTTGCAGTTATCAGGTCTTTCCAATTGTCTTTGTCTTTGGTTTCTATGTTGTAGTAAACCTCATAGTTAGGGTAGTCTAACAGGGTAATACTTTCTAAGGGTATCATTCGGTTATGATACTTCCTATCGCAATGCAGTACGCATACTAATACTTTTGGGTTCATAATGATTTTAGCAGTTTGTAACGTTTTTCATTAACTTTTGATATGTGATATTTTTCTTTTACTTCTTTGCTTAGGTTGTCGGCTAAATACCTACCGTAGTCAGGTTCGTTAATCAGCTTACGCATTGCCTTATACCAGTCTTTATGATTTTTATTCTTATCAATAGCAATGCAATTTACACCATTTTTAATTAAATCTGTATATGGTTTAATATCAGATACTATACACGCCTTGTTCATAAAACCCGCCTCAATCATTTTTAACTCCGACTTGCAGTTGTTAAAGGTGTTATCGTTTAGCGGAACAATACAAGCATCTAAATGGTTATACCCTAAAGCATAGTTGTAAACATCAGTAGCGTAAACCCTCTCATAATCTTTGCCCCTACCCCTATCCGTAAACACTTGCTCAAATCTACCGTATTCCGGGCTTTCATCGTTATAGCCAAATAGCTTAACGGTAAACCTACCTTGTAGTTCCCTATCAGCGTGTAGTTGTTTAAACCCGTCTTGCATTAGTACAACGTCTTCCCAATGGCATACTCCTCCCATATAGCCTATTCGGTACTTATCACCTGGCACATAGTTAGGTTGGAATTGTGGGTAGATTTCGGGGTAGATTGCATTTGGCAAAACCTCTACATTGTGGTTCAGCTTGCTTATCTTTTCGGCTAACTGAACATTGGTTGTCGTAACAAGATCGGCATACTTGATGCTTTCAATTATCTTTTCGGGGGCTTTAAATATTCGGTACTGTTCTTTAAGAACGTGGAACGCTGATAAGTTCCAGTAGTCATCAATGTCAACTATTATCTTTACTCCTAATGTTCTTAATTGGTCTGCTATCAGCTTTATGTTTTTAACATCGTTGTGGTGTTCAAACTCCCTTGAGAAGATTACCGCATCAAACTGTTGCAAAACCTCATTAGGCATTCCGTTAATAGTGTTGCACCGGGCATACTCTATGTCGGTAGTTTGGGTTAAATGCTGAAAAGGCATCTCCAACCTATAATAGTTGCTACCTGATTTATTCTGTTCAACTCCTAAGATTTTCATTTCAGCTTGTCCTTAATGCGTTTAACGTGGTTACCAATTGTTCGGTATGGTATTCCACTCTCATCGGATAGTTTGCGGTAACTGCCCGACTTAATGTACTCCAGTAACATTCTCTTTTCAAAACTTGGTAGGTTGTTAATGTTTTCCTCTACCTTGCTAACTTCTATATCTAACTCGTAATTGTACGTTTCGTTTATTACTTCAATATTGTCAATAGTTTCAAACTGCTTTTTGTTTCTGTGTCTTAGTTTCCACTCAATCATTATTGTGCGCACAATATACCAACGCAAATAATTATTATTGTAAATCTCTAAAAGCCTATCTTCTGGTATCTCGCAAATTTTATAAATAATATGTTGGTAGAACTCCTTACTGTCAACTCCACGACTTATATTAGCGCACGTTGCTTTAACGTCTTTGTCTTTGGCAATGTGTTCTAATAACGTTTGGCGATTCATTATTACAAAGATATACGTTTACTTACAATAATTTGCAGTTGTTCTTTGGTTATTAAATTATCGTGCGCTAAGTTATGACATACCCGGCAAAGTGCAACCAGGTTGTTGGCGTGGTCTTGTTCTGCCTTTCTTTTGCTGCCAAACTTTGAACGGGGTATTATGTGATGTATGTCTACCGCTTTGCTTGCGCAACACTCGCAACCAATATAATCTCCCAAAGAGTAGCCTAACGCTTTATGGTAGTTTACTATGTGCGCTTGCATTGTTATTCTAATGGTTTAAAATTAGCATTTATTATAGCATACAATGTTCTGTATATTACAATAATAGGTAGGCAAATTAGGTATATAATTATAGGAAATATGTATGTTGGTTTTATTTTTTCGCCCCTATTAGCTAATGGTCTTATACACCATGCGTAAATTATAAATACAATAGCGGTTAATATTATTTCTGTTTTCATCTTTCTATTTTTTAAAACTTGTTAGTACTTAGGTATTGCTTGATGGCTTCGGCTGCTTTTTGGGCGGCTTCTCTACTTTTAAAACAATTGCCTGTATCGTGGTTTACAAAATCAACATCGTCATTTCCCCAATGAAAATTAGCTACAAAGAATTGCCCATCGTTACTACCTATATACCAATACTTAACTCCGTAGCTTGGTTGCCACCTCTGCTCTGTTTCAATTGGCTCACCCTCTGTTGTATCAATTGGCTGCTTTGTTTCTTGTCCTTTAAAAAGGTACAAGTCCTCTAATCTTTTTAGCCTTTCATTCATACTGGATATTAAGGCTTGGTCTTCTACTGTTAGGTTTGTTAAGTTAGTCATTTGATGTGGGTTTAAGGGTTTGTAATGATTTTAATAATTCGTCTAATACGAGGGCGGCTAATGGGTCTTGATAGCAAGTCCTTTCTAAAGCAATTTGTTTCTCTACTGCTTGCTTATAGGCTGTTGCGCCATCGGTAAAGCCATCTTCATAGCCAAGTTGCCTTTCGTTTGTACTGCCTTTTAATTTTGTGTTTGAAATGTCTGATGCCTTATCAATCCATTGATTCGGTAATTCTGTCATGGTGTTCGTTTTAAAGGGTTACTTAATTTTAGATAGTTTGTCCTGTATGGCTTGCTCTACAAAGGCGGTTATGGTTATGCCGGTTGCTTTCTTGCGTTCCTTTATTTGGGTTAACAAGTCCTTTGATACTTTTACGCTTTCTTTCATATTGCGATATTACTACTTTTTACCACCACCTCCAAACATTAATTTCGCTTTTGGCTTAATCGCTTGGGCGTTAGGTGGTTAATTTTTAGTCGGTACAAAACCCTGCTTGGCAACCACTACCAGTGCCAAAAAAGAAATCCTGTTGCAGCCCTATTGTTTTTATCTGCTCGTAGGTTGCTTCAGTTTTCCATCTTCTTGGCTTGCCCGATTTGCTTTTAATCTTTTTTTCTTGGTCTGCAAACCATTGCATCTTTTCGGGGTTATCGTCCCAATTCTTTCTAAGCTGTTGTACGTTTTTCCAAAAGCAGCCAACGCAGTTGCTATCAGACGGAAAGTCTAAGGCTGTTGTTTCTGCCCACTCACGAACCATTCTGTGATTAACTTGGTTTGTTATCAAAGGGTAGTTAGTTTCTCTCCAATATACATCAGCCCATTTGTTTCTGCCGTTTTTGCTTTTACCAACTATTGCATGGTATGGTTTTTCGTGCTTAGGAACAAACTTTTTAATGCTTTCGTCATACATATAGCCCCTCTCTATCTCGTCAATTCTATACCCTAAATTCATAATAACCTTTTCTTCATTAAACTTTTCTTGCCACCAGTAGAAGATGGGGTCTAACTTCATTTCTGTTGTACAGAACCTTCGCATAATATTAGGAACTGCCCGCCTTGATTTGTTTATCTTATCAAAACTTTTGCCCCTTGTCCAAATTATCTCTTTGCCTAACTTCTGCTCTAAATCAAATATTACTTTTAGCGTCTTATCATCTTCCGCAGAGGCTATAAACTCGCCATAGGTTTTAATCTTTTCAGCCCCTAATTTATCATTTATAGCCTGTACTATTTGTTTATCTTTTGGGGCGCACTTAGGTTCGTCTATACAAACAACAGAAAATATATTGTAGTCTGCTGGGTAATTAACAGCCATATAGCTGCTGGTCTTTCCACCTGATAGGCTGTTAACTGTTTTCATTTTTGTTTTTTTTAAAAGTAATGAATATCATACGGGTCGTAATCTTCATCAACTTCAGTTATTGTATCAATAAATTTTTTAAAACTACTATTGTATAACTTAAACTCCCATATCAAATATGCAAGGTTAATAATTATAAAAAGAAAAACATACACGGTGTAATTTACTATGTGCTTCATATCTTACCTTGTTTTATTAACTTCAATTATTATCATCATCAGCTTCATTTCCATTGCTGCGAGTGAACGGTTGGCTATAAGGATGTGCCTAATGTCTTTCTCATAGCGTTGCAAAAACTTGCACCAACCAACCTCATTAGTCTTAATTGACTTGGCATAATCAAATGCCCTTGTTAGTGCCTCGTGCTTAATTAGTACAGGCGATGAGGTGTTACCTATGTTGGCGGCCAATAGCTTCTTTCTGCTATTTACAAGCCCTTGAATAAACGATTGTATTTCTTTTGATAAGTCCATTAGAAAGGTGCGTTACGTTGTTTGATTGGCTCTGTAAAATCAATATTAGGTTTTAGCGGTTGCTCTTTAATTTGCGGGTGCGTTTCTTGAAAAGACGTAAAGCGTTGGCGATTGCCGGTAAAGGTTAACCTCACATCACCCAGGCTACCGTTCCTATGCTTGGCAAATATCAATTCAGCATAACCATCAGGGTAAAGGTTGCCATTAGCATCGTGCGTTATATCGTAGTATGCAGGTCTCCACGGGAATACTACTACATCAGCATCCTGTTCTATGCTACCGCTATCTCTTAGGTCGGATAGTATCGGGCGTTTTTGACCTCCACGTTTTTCAACCTCACGGCTTAACTGACTTAGGGCTATTACAGGAACATTTAACTCCTTAGCCATCAGCTTTAGGTTTCGAGTTATATGACTTACCCTTGCATTAGCATCGGCATAGCTTCCCATTTCAGGTGCTGATATCAACTGGATATAATCAACAACTATCATTCCAAGCCCGTATTCGCTTTTAATCTTTGTTGCCTTATTCCATATACCTAACACGGTAGTTTGTGCAGTATCATCAATGTAGAGGGGTAAATTTTCAATTTTACCAAGTGCGGTGTTAATCTTTGCCCTATCTGCATCGTTGGTTTTACCTCTCCTTACCAAGTCAAAATCAACATCAGCCTCATCACTTGCTAACCTTTGCATCAATTCTACACTACTCATCTCTAAACTAAAAAAAGCAACAGGCACTTTATTCTTTGCCGCTTCTTTAGCGTTGTTTAATGCCAGTACCGACTTAGCCATTGCAGGTCGGGCTGCTATCACAATCAAGTTTCCATTCTGCCAACCGTTAGTGTATACGTCTAAATTGTAGATATTAACATTTACTCCCCTGGTCTTACCGCTTGCCATTGCATCGTAAGCATCTGCCTCCATCTGCATTAAATCACGAAACGTCTTTAGATTACTTTGGCTTGTAATTAGCGATGCGGATATTGACTTAACACTTGCCTCCGCTTCATCAATAGCATCAAAGCAATCTTTGTTATCATCATATCCAACCTTAACCATATCGTACCCAGTGGCTATAAGTTTACGTTGCAGGGCTTTTTGTTTAAGTATAGCACAATGCGCTAAAAGGTTTCCCGTTCCTCCTACCCTGTTAGTTAGGGTTGCTATGTAAACCACCCCGCCAATAAAAGATAATTGCTTGTCGGCTCTTAGCTTATTGGTTACGGTTAATATATCGTAGGGGTGTTGGCTGTTGTATAGCAAAACAATAGCTTTGTATATTTCAGCGTGCGGTGGATGGTAAAAGCAATCAGCATCTAAAAACTGTTCTGCCTTTTGCATGGTGCCTGTTTCAATAAGCAAGCTACCCAAAACCACTTTCTCCAGTTCAACATCAGCCGGGGGTAAGTTATTATCAAACTCCGCCAAGTCTATGTACTTTGTATCTTTTCTTTTCATTAGTCCTCTCCTAAAAATTTACGTTGTTGAACAACCTCTGCCTTTACGTCTTTTTTAATAACCCATCTACGGGCTGCGGCTTGCCAGTTACGCATCGGGCTTTTACCAACCAACCAACCTTTGCTTTCATAATAGTCAACAAAGCTGTTGGCTTCGGCTTGTACTTTTAGTTTGTCAGGGTTAATATCTTTTTCTAATAGGTGTTTAAAAATAAAGTTACCAACCTCGTTCCAGGTAGGCTTTGTAAAAGCCGCCCTTTCTGTATTATTTATAATACTCTTATTCTTATTCTTTAATGGTAGACTTTTGCTAACGTTTTGCTCAAGCATTGCTTTAGCATTGCTAAGATTTTGATACTTAGCTGTACCGCCCTGTTTACCTGCGTTTGCTCGTTTTTCGTACTTCTCAATTTGTTCTTTTCGTACAATCTCCATTTTTTTATTGTAAAGTTTCCCGTTTTTTTCTTGCGAAAACTTTAGCAAAACTTTATCCAGTGTTTCATGACTGCATTTAGCTATAAAAATCAACTCATCTTTATCGGTTGGTATGCCATCATTTTGCCATTGGTGGTTTAAAAGTAGTATATAAGCCCCTACCCTATCAGCAGCCCAACCTGCTGTACTACGATTAAATAAATCGTGGTAGAACGGGTACCATTGTTTATCAAACTGTTTAGCCATAGATACAAAAAATTAGCCCCCTTAGTAAGTTAACGTACGGTTGGACTGCGACACGACTCGCTCCGTAAATTAACCCTAAGAGGGTATATTGTAAATATGATTTGCTTACCATTGTGTCGTGTTATTGAATTGTGTCCGTAGCAAATATAACAATTTATTTAATGCAAAGTGTAATGTTCAATTTTAAAGTTAATAAACTCGTTACCTTTTTTAGTGTGTACTTTGGTGGCTACTATTTTAAATATCTCCTTATCGTTAAACCCGTACTTTTTTTGAAGTATATCCTCAAAGAGTTTTATCGGGTTGCTAAGGTCTGCCAATGGGCTGCTAAAACCAAATTCTAAAGTGAGAATGAAAGGCGGCTCTGGTAACTTCAACTTTGGCAACATCAACATCACCGCCCGTTCATAACTCAAATAATCTTTAGTCTTAAACCGTTTACCCTGCCATGCCTGGTTGACGCTTAGTGGCTTAATTGGTAGTAAGTACATCAATTAGTTTTGCTGTTAACTCTAACTTCAACTCTACTGCCTTATTGATAGCCTCTTGGCACTCTAATATATCCTCTTCTATTCGTGGCACATCAATAGTCCTTAGCCCCTTTTTAGGATGGTAAACCAATACCTTAGCCGCTTGGCAATCCAATACAAGCATATTCATTACACATTGCCAGTACACATCGGCTCGTTCTTTCTTTAGCTTTTCTACCGTGTTACACAATATCAATTCAACATACTTGTTAGGGGTAAACGGGCATTTAACTTCAAGGTATATCTTTTGAAAGTCTATTAGTTCTACACCATCAGGGCTTACCCCTGCATTCTCACCAAGCGGTACAAATACTTTAGAGCCATAGATAACGGCACCGGTGGTTGGGTAGCTGATATATTCTTGCATCGCTGCAAACTCATTAACGCTACCCGCTATCATTGCCGGGCTTTGGTAGTTGTCCTCATCGTAAATACCGATGCTCTCCCCCGCTAAGGTCTTAATATAGGTCTTAGCGGTTTCGTTGTTAAAGCCTTTCATTAGTTTATGCACAAGGCTTGCAGTTACTTTACCTCTTCGCTGCTCTGCCCATACATCAAAACTAATATCGGCTTGGTTAAAATGTTCTACTAATGCTGATGTTTCCATAGTGTTTATTATGCCTCCAATCATTTATCGTATGTTTAAAAGTTCTTGTTCGTTCTCTTTTGATACCCGGTAATAGTCTTTAATCTTAGCAATGGTTGTTGTTCCATCTTGCAGCTTTACAATAGCACCGTTCCATTCTTTAGATAGTATGCTTTTGTTTTTGTCTGAATACTTATTTAACCAGGGCTTTTCATTTAGTTGTACGGGTTGAGGTGCTACACTTGCTGCGTTACCATCATCATCTTTGTCAATGTTAAGGTTAAGCAAGGCGGCTAATGAGTACCTACGTTGGTAAGTTATTGCACTACCCATAGATTGCGGGTCGTTCTTAACTGGCTTCATTATGCTGTTGGCCATAATATACTCTCCACTTTCTGCGTGGGCAAGCATAGTTATTAAACCATCGCCACAAGGCAACTGCGTAACCACTAAGCCACTTTCTTGTAGCGGGTCGGCTATTGCATCTTGTATAGCGGGTAAGTCTGCGTAAAGCGAATGAAAGAACGGGTTGGTATTTTCCTTTTTAATTTTACCGATTTTAATACTGAATAGCATTAAGGCTTTGGTAAGGTTAACGATGCTGTCTGATTTCTGAAGTTCCATAGTTTAAAATGTTTCTTGTTTGATTACTGTTGTACCGGCGTTGCCTAAATTTTGCTTTGCTTTCTCAAACTCGGCTAAGATAGTTGCCTCATCAGGGCTAAAAGCAATCGGGTTAAATAAAGCCTCTTCGTTTGCTTGGTGCATTAGGTAGTATTTAGATGTACCTAACGGGCTTGTTTCTTTGTCAATTCTAAGTGTTTGCATGGTTTTAATTGTTTATTTGTTCAACAAGGTCATCAGCTATTACATCAAAGTCAAAGTGGCTTTGTGTTAGTGCCTGGGTTATGTCTTTGCCGCCTAATAGTACCCGGTGGATATCTATGTCGCTGCGGTCTGCTGGTATCTCGTTTGCGGCAAAATCTACCGATACCTCTAATTCAATTGTTACGGTCTTAATCATAAGTATTCAAATATTAGTTTGTTGTACATAGTTTGGTATTTGTCTTTTTTGTCTTTGTAGTTGGCAATCTCGGTGGCTATTGTTCTTATTGAATGTAGTACCGTTGCGTGGTCTTTGCCCCCTATTCGCTCGCCCATCTTTTCAAGGCTTAATCTTAAAACCCTGTTTAGTAGGCAATACTCGTTGTACATCCAGCAAGCTAACTGCCTTGCCTCAACCAAATGCCTTTTGCGGTTTTTACTTTTAAAGTCCGCAATGGTAATGTTTAGTTCCTGGCAAACAAAGTCAATCCAAATGTCAAAGTCTTGTAGCTGTTCTATCTTCATAGCGTTTCTGCCGAAAAACATAGCCTTGCCTCTCTCGCTTAGGTTTGGGAATATATATGCTTGGCTTGTCATTTATTTAAGTATTAAGGTGCTTGCTACTTTGGCGATGTTCTCGCTTGTTAATTCCTCATCAGTAAAGTCCGTTATTACTGGAGTGCCATCGCTCTCTATTGGCTTAATGATGTTGTTCTGTATGCCGAACTCCTTACGGATTGCAAAGGCTAAGTCAAGGTGCTTATAGGCTTGCTTAGTGATAACCTCATTCCTTTCAGATAGTAGCTTGCGTATGCGAGATTTCTCAAAATCATTAAGGTGAAAAGAGGTAATCTCATAAGCAGCCATCGCATTTTTCCATTGCTCATCTGTTTGCGCTGTGCCGATTAACTCGGCTAATTGGTATTCAAGTTCCATAGTTAATTAAGTATTTCTGTTAATGTTTGAATGTCTGCAAGTATGCAGTTGTCTTTTAGCAGCTTTACCCCTGCGGTTGCAATGTCTTCTACATATTGCGTAGCCGGTGCGTTAAAGGTGTTCCATACTGATTGGCGTGCAAAGCCTGTTTCGGCTTGCAGCGTGCCGAGTAAATTAGCCCCTTTCAGGGCTTTGTATATTACTCGGAGTTGTGTTGGTGTGTGTGTCATTGTTTATAGTTGGTTAATTGTTTTAGTGCTATCCATTGCAACCACTTCTGAAAGGCTGAAATCAACGGTTATATCTTTGCCTACTTCGTGGTTATAAACTTTACAAGTAACCCTTGTATTTACAATTTCTACTACGTTTAACCATTTACCATTAAGGCCAGAGTAGTTGCTTTTTGTGTTTACTTTTGCTATCATTTTTTGCTTGTTTTGTTTTACAAATGTATAAGGTTTATTAATACCTTTTACGCAAATGTAAAAATAATTGTAGCAAATTCTGTAACTGTTTGATAATCAAACGGAATAAAATAAAAAACCCCTAACATTTTTGCTAAGGGCTAATAAAAATATATGTAGTTTGGGCTAATTCGCCATTAAAAGTATCCCCCCCGTTATTCCAACAGCTATTCCGCTAATCAGCCAAGCGAGTCGTTTAGGTTTCGGCTGCTTTACAACTACGTTCTGCATATTTACTACCCTTACATTGGGGTTGCTGAATGATACGTTAACCACTGGCTTAGACTTTAGTTTTAGGAAACCGTATTTCTCATTAGCTATGGTAGTTGTAACATCGCCCAGGTACGTTGTATGCGGATATATAACCACTCCTAAGCTATCTACCCTACCGCAAATGGTATCGTACTTCTCATTAGCGCAAAACTCCCTACCTATCGGCTTGTAAATAGTATCGGTATATTCCGCAAATATGGTATCAGTATCGTAAACCATTACCGTCTTGGTAACACTCTTAATGTTTCGGTAGCGTTTAGCCTCCTCGCCCAATAGTTTTATGGCAATATCCTTGTCGGCAATTAGTTGCTTTTGAGAATACTCTTTGGTGCTGTCATTTTTAATCCGTTCTACAAACCGTTGCTTGGTATCTATCAACTCGCCCTGCAAGTCGCTTATCTCGCTCCGTGCTGCACGTTCTTTCATTACACCGTAGCAAGTCCCTAAGCCCAAAATAATTATTACCAAGCCCATTATAATTAACAGGCGTTGCATTAGTCTTATTTTTTTCATACTTTATCTGGTCGTTTAACGTCTTGTGGTCTGTTTGCCGGGTATTGCGGTTTCAGTATTTCAGTAGCCGCTTTAATTATTCCCGACCTTAGTTCGGGATGCCCGTCAAATATATTAAGAATTACATCAGCCAAGTCATCGGCTGAAAAGTCATCGGTAAAAGCAAGGTTGTAACAACCATCTTCTTCGGTGTAGGATATAAAACGGTCTATCATAACGGAAATTTTTTACTGTCAATAACGGGTTGCATTTCTTTTTTACCTGTGGTCTTTCTATTGTTAAAGATAGTTAAAATACGCCCACCAATAGGCTTAACGGGTCTACCTTTTTCAATATGATACCCACCAAAACCATCTTCGTACTCATCTTTATAAGTGCCTGTTAGCATTAGGTGAATATCTTTTTGCCTTACTACATGCCCTTTTTTAGCGTGAAAATATACACTTTCCCTTACGTCATTCCTTGCGCTGTTTTCGTGGATATGCCCCATAGTAAATACATCCATCCCCTCAATCATTTCTAATGCCCTGGTTAAGTTAATAGCACCTTTTGTTACTAAGCCACCACCACCCGACCCGTGATAGTATTTAACGTTTACCTTAACCGTTCCATGCCCTTTGTAGGAATTGATAATTAACCAACCACCATAGCCGCCGGTATAAACATTTACCCCGCAAGTATGGTTAAGCAAGTCAACAAACCTTTGCAATGGGTCTGTTTCCAAGTTTTTAATAATTGCCGTTTCGTGGTTTCCGTAACCAATAACAGTAAGTAGTTTGGCATAAGGTTTCCACCAATTAACACAATCTTCAATAACAGCATCAATGTAGTTTACCTTATTGTGTTCGGGGCGGATATCGCCTTTGCTTCTGCGGGGGTCATACTTTCCCTGCATAAAACAAAAAAAATCCCCATTAATCATAATAGGGATATTCTCTTTAACACAATAATCTAAATGGGCTTTAAGGGTTTCTCTATCACAATGGGGGTTATCCCAATGAATATCCGAAAGCATAGCAATTTGCACATCTCCCTTAATGTTAAGTTCGTGTACGTTTCTTGAGTGTTTAGTTACGTTCATTGTGGTTTGTTAGGTTAGAGTATATGCCTCCTAATACTATTACTATTAAGAGGGCGATTATCATTTTATACGGGCTTCAATTTGTTTTTCCATTGCCGCTAACCAACTTGGCGTTTTACTGCCATACAACCAACAAGCGGGATAAGGTTTTGTTAAGTCAATATCAACGTGGATAAAAGACCACCCTAAGCCAATGCGTTTAAACCCTGCTTTAATCAGGGCTTCAATTAACTTTTTTGCGTGGGCTTCGGAATGAAATTCTATATCAACTGCGCTCCCCGTTGTGTGGGCTGAATTAGCTACACCGCCAACCGCCTTGTTAAGTTTTAGGCATCGGTACCCACTTGTAAAAACCATAGGCTCGCCAAAGTAATCACGGGCTATTTGTAGCTGTTGGGCTAAGTTATCTATGTTATCCAGTACGAATTGTGGCGGATTGAATTGTTCCGTTATGTTTAAACGGGTTGCCGTGTCAGATTTTAGAAACTCGTTAAGGCTAAAGTTCTTTGTTAACTGCATCTGTTTTAGTGTTTTGCCAAGTGGTTAGAGATAGTAAAGCTGCTACCAATGCTGCCATACTCGCAATAGCGCCATCGTTCATAGGTTGGTTTTTAAATGTGCAATAGGTAACGTGGAAGCATATACCGGCTGAAAAGAACAAAGCAAGCACCCGCCTAAGCGAATACTTATTGTCGTTGCCTTGCATCATGTGTCTAATTGCCCTCATTACCTTTCTCGTCATTAAATATAAATGCGCCCTCGTTCTGTATTATTTTAAAATCAATACCACGTTTATATAAATAATCCTTTAGAGCTTTATTCTCTCTATGTACGGTTAGCAAGTCCAACCTCATCTCATCAATCTCCTTGCTTAACTCATCCACCCGTGCGCTTAGTTTCTCGGCTGTTTCCCGCCATATCTTGATGGCGTGTTCTACGTTTTCAAGTTCGCTACCTTTAGCATCAGCATTGCTTTTTTTACGAGTAAAAAACCAACCAAAGAAACCACCGCCTCCTGCGCCAAAAACTCCAGTTAATATTGTTTCTACCCACCCCTCCATTATTCCGCTTTTGGTAGTTGCGCTTTGTTTATAGCCTGTAATAATATTGTAATCTCATTATAGCAACTATTAGCAGGCATTTCGCCCAACTTATTAGCTATTGCAGTTGCTTGTTCTAAAGTAAGTTCTACCATTATTTCTTGTATTTATTCCAATTTAGTGAGCCAAATATACGCACAATGTAATAAAAAAGCCACTTTGTAAATTTATTTGTGTTACATCTACCCATATCAATTAAAAATTGCCTGTCTGCAAACTTGCGAGTGTAGAGGTTATTCTCGTATAAAAAGTCGTGTATAACAGCCGGGTAAGTATAAGTGCCATAAGGCGAGTATATACCCCACAACAAACGTGGAACACTTGCCCCGTTGCTTACCGTGCCTCTTGGTACAAACAGTTGCCTACCATTTATCAGTTGGTGGTCTAAGTGTTCTAAGGTCTTAAATCTACCCCGTGTTGATTTTGGCAACAACTCCACCTTTGGGTTATCAGTTATCGTAGCGACCATAGGCTTCATATTCTAAGGCAATGTTTGTAGCCATTTCAAGTATTTTAACGGGCTGCGAAAGCATCAGCATAAATAGTTGATACTCCTGAACACAATAAGGGTCGTTCTCATCCTTTGGCATTATAGCCCCCGTTTGTGCGTTCCTGTAAATCTCACTATCGGGTGTTGCCCTTAGTATAAATTCGGGATTGTTTACAGTTACGTTACTTACCCTTTCTGAATTAATAAGGTAAAACACATTAAGTACCAATGTAACCTCATCATCGGATATAATTATTCTTTTTATATCAACCTCTCTATCACATTCGGGTAATAGGGGATGCTTTGCGTTTAAGGGTGCTGTTATTAGTGCCATTATGCTGTTGTCATTATTTTAAAGTCAGTACCGCCAATATTCATTACTATGTACCCATCATTGGCATATGGCGCACCTGCTGTTACCTTAGTGGTATTAGGAGCTGTTACAATATGCCTACGGGTTGCATCGCTGTTGGTTAAATGGAACGTATTGTTATACTCCATTGCCCCTGCCTCTGCGGTTGTCAGTATAGTGCCTGTTGTAAATTTTAAAGGTGCTGTGCTTGCTGTTGCACTACCCGCCCTTATGTGTAAACGGGCTGTGGCTACTATTGCCCCTATGCCTACGTTTCTTGTTGTACCGTTTATTGCTATTGCAAACGTATCGCTTGTTATGTCTAAAAAACCTAAGCCACCCGTTCCCAAAATTGCATTAGAGGTGTTGCCAACCAATATACCCCATTCACGATTAGGGCCAGTATTTAATAATGTTAGCCCTACTGTTGCCGATGTGGTAGATAAACCCCTTACGGTTGCTGCCCTAAAATCGTTGTTGTACCTAAATGATAAAACTGTCTGCGGTGTTCCCGAAACTACCTGACCTATCCTTACATCTTGATTAGCTTGGTTGTTTGTAATAAACATATGGCTATTGGGGCCTTTTAAACTTATGCCAACATTAGCGGCTGTTCCACCTGTATTCTCAATATGTAGCTGTAATTCATTAGATGCGTTAAAACCTAAGTTAGAAGGCAAAGATTTTATATTGCCATCACCATAAATTATAAGCCTATTAGCACTATCGGCAGCGTTTCTAATAACTAAATTCTGAACTGCCGCATTATCTGAACTGTTTACAATTGTTAAGCGTGTACCCCTTGCAGTTGAGCCTCCTATAATGTTATTCAAGGTAAACATATCGCCACCTTGATTTACTGTCATAACATCATTAGTACCTAAGTTAGCACCCCACGATAATTTAAAAGGTTTACCCGATACAGAATTATCAATACCAAGTGCAAAGTTTTGGGCTGTATTTACTGCAAATAATACATGAGGGTCGCCTCCTGATGAAGTGCCACCACTACCCCCTGTTATAACAGTTAAGTGAGCGTGGCTTGCACCGTCGGTATTGTCTGTATTGTATACCCTTGCTTCTACTGGATTGCCTATGGTAGCCTTTTGAATTAACAAATCAGTTGTTGGGCTGTTAGTACCTATGCCAACTCTATCATTTGTGCTATCATACCATAGTGCGTTCTCGCCTGTTATTGCACTTGTGCCACTCCAAAATGCTATTTGACCTGCAACACCGCTTCCAGTAACACCACCACCTCCACCACCACCACCTATAACGCCAGTTAATGGGTCATAGGTAATACTACCCGATGCACTTAAACAACTTCTTACCTGATACTTATCCATACTATAAAGGCACTTGACAGCGATTGTAAGACATTGGTTGCTTTAATCGGATAGTTACATTCCACCCGGCAGTCCAATCTTTAAATCGTTCCGTAAACGGTTCTAATGTTGCGGTTTGTTCTAAGTAAAAATTATCCCTGTTTGCAGGGTTGTTAAATAACGCCAGTATATCCAAAGCCACTTCACGCATATCACTTAGCACCTCATTCTCTTGTGCGTTCTTATCAGCAGGGTTATCCATATTGTAGTCTATCCTATCACAAATTAATAGGTTAAACGTATGGTAAAGTGTATTGCCGTCAATAGCTACGTTTCCGTTAACCATATACAATGCAGGGTAGAGCACCTCCTCACTTTCGGCAAACTCCCAGGGGTCTCCAAACTGAAAAGTATTAAGCTGCTTATGCGCTGCTACATAACTATCTGTTAGTGCAATTATTTGGTTAAGCGTAAACGCCATAGCTCATCGGTTATTTTAGGTAGTGGTTTGCCGTTCTTTTTGTCCTGTTCTTTACAAAATGCTGCAAACTTCTCCTTATTTTTTTTGCCTCTATTAGAATTTTCCATAGGTAGAATAACAGTCATCACATAGTAAATCATAATTCCCTTGATACCTTGTTGCTAAGTCTAATGTTAGCCTTGTTGTTGTACCCATTGCAAAGCCTGTAGTAAATACCCTACGTCTTGGGTATACGGTATCAACTCCACTACCCGGATTGAAATATAACGGGTATAGTGTACTATTCTGTATGAGGTAGTTAACCAACTTTTCCGCATAGCTTTCCGAGCGTTCCTGATACTTACCGATAATGTTAGCCATATCTCCCATACTTGGCATAACCGATGCTTCGCCTGTTTTGTTAACTATACCTTTGTTAGTATATTTAAAGGATAGTGCTAACGGGCTTTCCGACATAATGCGCCAAATTAAGGTAGGCTGTATGTAGTCATTAAGTAAGGTTTGGTTTAGTACTGTTACCGTGTTGGCTGTTACTTGGGTTTTTAACTCGTTATACAAACCGCTACCTATCAAGTCCTGTATATATAGGTCTTGGATAGAGATTATCTCTGGGCGCAACTGCTTAAAGTCTACGTTATCGGATATGATAGTGTAGTCTTTTAATGTTTGCTCATCTATAAAAATTACTAAGCTCATCGTTTTATAGCTATTACTTGTTGCCAAATGTGCCTACAATAAGGCGTTGCTGTGTCTGTTCCTTTCTTAGTGTACCAACCTCCACGTTCAGTCCATACATCACGCCCTACTTGTGCGCTGATTAGGTTAATTTCAGCCCTTGTGTATAGCCTATCCAACTCAATTAATTGGCGGCAAAAATCTCGGCTTGTTGGTAGTATAACATTGCCTTGTACTCGTGGTGCTTTAGCGTATTGGTAACGAACTACTATTTCCGCTTTGGGTGTTTCGGGCTTTAGTACGTTAATACGCCCACCGTCAATCTCAATAATAGAATTAGCCGCAAGTGTATCAATCATTTTTACCAACGCATCAATCTTAATCTTAACCGCCTTAGCTAAGTCAGGAAGAGGTATCTCTGGGTTTGTCCTAAGTATATCAACAACTTGCTTTTCTTTCTCTGTAAGGTCAGCAAATGCAGCCCTAATAAACTCATTCTCTCCTTGCTCTGCTTCGCTATCGTTATGAAACTTTCTTACCCTTGTTGATACTATGTTGTAATCGGTTGCGGGTTTACCGCAATTAGCAAATAGGCTTATTACCTTGCTTGTAGCATCATCAGCCGACATCTGTACAGGAATAGCAATAGGCTCTAAACCTATTCTTTCCCTTAACTCATCACGGGTTAATATTTGGGTTAATATTTGTTCCGAATAAACAACCTCAAGCGGTGCAAACTCTTTTATCTCCACCTCTCCACCAATGCCAGTTAACTGTAACGCAAAGTTCCAATTATCCTCCATTGCTTTCTGCCTTGCCTGTACATAAGTCTTTTTAAATAACTCATATTTAAGGTCGGTAGCGTTCCTATCTCCTAATGCACCCTCTGTTGGTATACCAAATAATTCAGGGCTTGGTATCTTATGCCCCGAATAGATCTCTTGTTGGATTTGCTTGTTTAACTCTAAAAACTGTTTATCAAGGTCGGATGGTGCTAACGTATCTACCGTTGGGGCTTGTACGTTTGGTGGAGTAAACGATAAGATAAACCTACCCGCATTGTTAGTACCGGCAAACTTATTTCTAAATTGCGCCTCTATGTTGTTCTTAGCTTCCTCTGTTGGCTCTCCATTATGGAATGAGATTAAAGTGCTGCTTACAAAACCATTCTTTAGGTTGTTGAGGTGAAAGTTAGCAACCTCCATATCCATATTAATATACGGTACTGCACCAACATAATCAGGCAATGGATATACATCAGGCTCGTTACCCATCTTAGGTCGGTACAACTTATAAGCGTACATCTTAACGCCTTTGTTTATTCCGTTGTAAGCCTGTACTGTTTCAACATCCCTTGCAGCTAATCGGGTTGACTTCTCCCACTTATCCGATATGTAATATTCTGAACAATCATTGTTAGTCCTTACCTTTGCAAATGGTATGTGGGTAATGTATTTTAATCTACCTACACGGTCAAAGATAAACTTCCAATAAAACCCACCAAAAACCTCCAAGTCCATTACCGACTTATACTGCACATCTTCTGCGGTCTCGTATGGGTTAACCAAATCTAAATAGGCATTAACACTATCAGCGTTAACACTATCTTTTTTAGCATCTATACCTTTGCCTGTTATGTATTGTACCTTGCCTGTTATAATAGCGTTATGCTTTGCAGAGCCATTAAGCAATGCAACAAGGTAATCGGGATAGGTGTTACCCTCTCCAAATAATACCCAGGGCTTTGTGCTATCGTGGTTTTTTACCTCCTTAAATACAGGTGGCGCACTATTTATCAGCTTTACTACTATTAAATTATTATCCTCCATAAACCGCAGTTGTTACTGTTCTTGTGTATTGTGTGTCGGTGGTTGCCGTTCCTATTACTTTTACCATTCCGCTTTCAACTATTGTCTTTCCTGTTGGGCTTAGGTTGGTAGCACTTGCTTGTTCGTATACATTGTAAGTCCACTCCCCTGTTGTTGCCAATGTTACTTGCCCGGCTATCGGGTTAGGTGTCGCAGTTTCTGTTATCGTAAACTGATTAAACCTATCTAAGTATTGGCTTAAATCTACAGGCTGTATGCAATACTTTTTTTCTCCGCTTGCTTTGCTTATAAATTCCCATAAGTAGTAAGCGTTGGCAATAGTTGTCTTCTCTTTTAGAGTTACCGTAACTATGTTGCTTTGCCCTTTATTTATAACTACCATATTTATAATATACAGTTAGTTCGTTTTGTGCCAAAAAAAAAGCCCCCACGGATGGAGGCTCTTCTTAACCGCTACAAACACTTATGAAATCAAACTGCTTTCTGAACCGGTGTACTCAAACCAATCATTAGGCTCGTTACCGTCAAACACTACGGTGTAACCGTTAAGGTCGCCCATTGCTGTTCCTGTAACTGCTGTTGAGGTTGTAACCATTAGACCTTTTTGTTTGCCGCAAATCCATAGTTTGCCGTTGTTATCTTTTACGATAATAACCAAACGGTTTTTAGATAGGGCAACAATTTTGTCACGGGTTTGGTAGGTTAACTTTTGGAAGATAGCCGACACTTGTTGTGCAAAGAAAACCGTTCCGTTAGGGCGGCTGCCTGTTAGCACACTTTGAGCCATTGAGTTTTCCTCCTCAAGTTCATATTTGTAGAACACGCCCGACTTAGTAATAGCCGATACTGTTCCACTTGCTTCTGTATAGGCTGTAACATTAGCGGTAGTGTTAATGTAGAGGGTTTGTATACCCCCTACACTATCACGACAATCTAATGCAAAGCCTTGGGTTATAGCGCAAGGCATAGGTTAAGAGTTTGTATATTCAACAATACGATTACCAAAGTAGTACTGAACACCAATTTTGGTTTCAGCTACAAAGCGAACTTTACGAGCCTCACGAGCGTAAAACAACTCAATGTTTTCTTCTTCGTTTAGCAAGTCAGTACCAAGTACAAAGTTACCATTCTCGCCAAACTCACCTGCGATGATACGATTAGTTCCGTTTAAACCCGGTACGCCAATAAGTGTGTACATAGAGTTTTCAACTTTCATTTCGTAACCTACTGCATCACCAAAGTAATGGTAAAGGTTATCGGCAGCAAGTTTGTTTTGGTAAATTTCAAAGGTATCATAACCGCACATAAACTTTACATTATCACGACCTTTTACGTCAATAGGTATTTTCGTAATCATGTCCTGTAAAATAGTACGAATGTTGGTAGTATTGATTGTTGATGGAGTTGCAGAAACAACCGTGTTATCAGCATCAATAATTTTTAATAGTCCGTCAAACTTGTTAAGGTAAACGTTAGCCGAGTTAGTATCACCTTGCCAGATAGCAACCTCTTTACGTTTCTCAATGTTTTGCATAGTATCATCAACGATGTACTTTTCAAAATCATCTAAGCCCATAGGAGAACCAGGTTTCAAACCTTTTTGCGTCCATTTAGCCTCAAGGTCTTTAGGACACCAATCAAGGTAAACGCCAATCTTACCTACTGTTAGGGTGCGTTGAGAGAATGTAGTATCGCCCGATGCAGTAAAACCACACGCTTGGGTTTGCCATACGCCCTCTGTAGCAATAATGTTTAGTTTCTCGGCAGACTTGATGCCTACCTGTGAGGCTAATAAGCCTGCTGTTTTACCCGAAAATACTAAAGCGTATTTAAGGGTATCCATTTCTTCCTTGGTATAATTACCAATGTTGTCAAATACAAATGCCATTTTCTTTTATTTTTAGTTTTTTAAGTTACTTTTTGTTTGCTGCAAACTTTTGTGCTGCGGCTTGCATACGCTCTACTACAGTTGCTTTCTCGTTAGCTATTTGTTTGCTGAATGATGTTTTGGTTGGTTTGTCAGCCGGTGCTGATGGGTCTTCTGCTAACTTCTCAATAACAGCAAACATATCTTTGATAAGTGCTGATTGTGCTGCTAACTCTGTTTTAAGGTCTTTAACCTCATTTTTGTTAATGTTAGCTAAGGCTGTTTGAATGGCAGCTTCTACGTCTTCCATTTTAACGGGTTGGCTTGCTTCAACCTCAACCTCAACTACAGGCTCGCTTTCAGGTACTTTAATGTCGGTAACAAAACCACCCTCGGTAGTTACTAATGTACCGTCTTCTAATTCGTGGGTTGCATTTTCAGCAGGCTGTATTCCACCACCTGCATCAATAACATTTAGCTTAGTGCCAACGTTAAGTTCGCCCTCGTATTGCACGATTGTACCGTCTTTTAGCTTTGCCTCCATAAACTTATGTTCAGCGTTTAGCTTTAATTTAATGCGTTCAATAACGCTTTTGATGTCTTGTGTTAAACTCATTGCTTTTTTATTATTAAAACCATTAAAATTAAATGTGTGCCATTAGGTATTCCAAGTCAGCTAAAGCATCGTGTATCTCTGCTAACTCCTCTTGTGGTACGTCTTCCACTTTAACGTGGTTAAATATTCCCTCAACGCTAAAGCCTTTCATCTCTCCCGATTTGATTTTCTCCCACACCATATCGTTGTTGACTTTAAAAGAGCCTACCCAACTACCCTCTGGTAAGTCTTGGAATTGTATTCCCCTGGTCTTGTCAATAATCATACTTTCGTACATAACAACACCGTCTATCAACTCGCCATTGTGTTGAAGATTTACCTTAGACTGATAGCCCATTTCAAAATAACGCTGCGCTATGGCTTCTATGGTTTGTGCATCAAACTGAACGTAGAACTCACGCCCTCCTATGTTTCGGTAAATAGGCATATCGGCAACCATTAAAGCCCCTGTTACTATTCGCCTGTC